GTCGTGTCGTGCATCCGGTCGTAGACCTCGCGCCCGTAGGCGGGGAGGTTCGCCGGGTTTTGGGTCGCGTAGGCACCGGCGGCCGCCGCCTTCTCTCGGTCGGGATCCGTGTCGGTGGGCTCCACTCGGTCCTCCTTCGTTCCTGGGGCGGACTTCCCGGCGGCTGCTTCCTCGGCCAGCCGCTCGTTCACCCGCCCAAGCTCGCCGGCCAAGGTCTGTAGCCCGCGCGCATCGGCCGTCCGCGCTCGGCTGGAGATCGCACTCAAGGTCCGGGTCGCCGGGTGCTCACGGCCAAGGGTCGAGCGCGCCCGTGACGTCGCCCGATCCACGAGCCCTGCCAAGCGCTGCCGGCCGGCGGCCGCTTCCTGCGGGTTCTTGGTACCGGCGACTGCGAGCGCCACCCCACGCGCGTCGAGCGCATCGTTCGCTGCCCCGCCAGCGCCATCCGAGGAGAACCGGCCGTGATCGTCGCGCACGTACTCGCGCTTGCCGTCCTGCGGGTAATCGGGAGCGCCTGGGGCAGCGACAGCGTCGCGGGCGGGATCGGTTGCCGGCTCGCCAATCGGGGGCCCGGTCGGGACGATCTGGCCACCGGGGAGCGTGACCTCGTGAAAGTGCTGATCCTCGGCTTTCGTCCCTTGCACTCGTCCCCCGAAAAAGATAGAAGCCCCGCCCGGGCTTGCGCTCGGACAGGGCTTCTTGAGCCTCGCGACTGGAGATATACGTGGGGACTTGTTACGGCAACGCTAGTTGCGTGTCAAGGTTTATTTTCGGCTGGAGACTGTGCTATAATTCGGCCCATGGGATCTTGTGCCTGCGATCACGATGGCAGTCGGCTACTCAGTACCTGCGGTATGCATGCAAGGCAGGTGCGCGAAGCCGTGGAGGCCGAGAGACTGGTGGTGGCGCGGAGAGTGCGTGACTTTATCGCGGCCGACGGCGGAGCGGTCGATCATGGTCGAGCATTGAGTGACGCCGCGCTCCTTCGCATCAGCAGAGGCGAGCATTCCTATGCTGGCGAGGAGCAGGCGTCCGCTCGGCAACCATCGACCATGATAGGGAGTATGCGCACCGAACATCTTCACTATTGCTCGCGCTGTCGGCGCATTGGACGTGACGAAGGCCAGCGCGCCGAGCAGCGGCGGGCGGCGGAGATTATGCGGCGGCTTCTCCGTTGGGCAGGTCCGGATGGTTACGCGATTACTAGTAGCGTCGAGGATTCAGACGACATAGAAGCGGCCAAGCAGTACATCGCCGCGGCCGCGCAGGAGACGATCGCCGAGCACGATAGCGGCTAGCGCTTGCCGTTCGTGTCGGGCTTGCCGGGCGGTCCGATCGGATGCTGGATCAGGACGCGCTTCTCTTTGCACCGCCGGCATTGGAGGAAGACGACCCCGGTAGCGTCCGGATGATTCTCGGGTACATCATCTGGAGCAAGGAGCCTGTAGCGCGTCCCCATCGGCAGCTCGGCAATGAGGGCGCCATCCACGAAGCACCTGACCTGCACATGCCGATCGGCGGGATCCGACTGGGTAGCTGGCTCATAGCCTTCGGCCTTGAGGCGAGCCCGCTGCCGCTCCAGGCGATCGCGGCTCCGTCCGCCAATCCGCACTCACTCACCACCCTCATTAGCCCTGCTCTCGCTCTCCGCTTTGGCGATGTAGGCGCGGGCAGCTTCATGCCACCGGTTCTGTCGTTCGATCCCACGCGATGACAATGGGTCGGCCTCAATCAGTCCTCGCATAATTGCCGACGCCTGCTTGCGCTCCATCTTCTCGCCGCGTTCCATTCCATCCGTAATCTCGAACTCGACGCTACCGCACTTGGAGCACCGTATCCGCTCGATCGCTGCAATCTCGCCACTCATGGCTGCTTCTCCTTCGCTGCGTCATCGCGCACCACCTTCGGCGGCCGGCCGGGACCACCGGGCCGCCAGACCTTGCTACCCGTCCGCTTCCGGGTCCGCGCCGTGTCCTTCTTGGCGCACGCGTCACAGGTCCGCATGTAGTGCTCGCGCGGCTTGCCGCACCGAACACAGCGGCCCGAAGCGAGCATACGATTGGCCCAGATGCGGCCCTTCTGAGGCGTCACTCATCCTCCGAGTCGATGATGTCCTCTTCGGTGATCCACTCTTGCTCGATCTCTGAATCATCGAGTTCAAAGCCGCCGTCAGGCGTCTCTGGTCGGATCATCGCCTACTCCACTTCCGCTGGTTGTAAATGGCTCGACTGTAAATGGCTCGTTCAGAAGCCGATCAGCTAGCGTCTCGGCCTTGGCTAGCCAGTCACCATCGAGCGATGGCGTGCCAATCTCAAGCGCGCGGATAATCAGCTCCCGGCACTTAAGGCGCCATGATTCGCCGGCAGCTTCCAAGTAACTGGCGAGAGCACCGGCATCCAATAGAGGCTCGATTGTCACGCGGATAGAATGCATTGGTTCGTCCTGCCAATGCTCTAGCCGCGTCGATCCCAAAACCGCCGGCCCGCACCGGGGACACTCGGCCACCATGCCCGCGCAAGGCACGCAGAGATAGGCGTCGCCTTCCGCATAGACCAAGCACTCACACATTAACGGCCCCTCCGCCTCGGCGCGACCCGCTCGTATCTCATCCCGAGCCGCGGCGCGATGTCCGTCCAAACCTGGTGATTGAAGTCGCTGTTTGCTTGCGCGCGCGTCATGCGTCCCGCTCGGACCTCAGCTACCAGCCTCTCCTTGACTATCGGGATCTGGCCATTTTTTGCATAGCCGATGCGCTCAACGCCTGGCCAATCTACTCCGCTCCCCGCCTGCATCCGATAAACCGTGCCGTCTCTCCCCACTGCCCTGATCTCCTGAACACCTGCTCGGCTGGCGAGTTCTATATCCTGCAAGGAGAAGGAGGTCGATACCCGACCGGGGTGGTTATGGGTCAGGGTAGCACCACGTAGGCGGTCTGTTTGTTGTGGCGTGAGCGAAATGTTCGTTTTATCTCCCGGTTGGTTGAATAGAACGTTCCCGTCTGAATCTACCGCGACCGCTGTCTCGAAATTATTCCCTCGAATCGCCGCCTCGTGCTGGTCCAGTGTCGCCTGGACGGCGGGGCTCTGAACATCTAGGGGCTGCGCCGGCGTTCCTACGGGGGCGAGGAGCGGCGCCTCGTCGGGCGTCCGTCGCCCGCTGGCCTCGGCCGCGGCGCGGATCCTCTCCGAAATCGCTTGCTGCCTCCGAATCTCGGCGCGCATCACATCTTCCCTGGATGGCGCGGCGCCGCCGCCGCCAGTCTCACCGCCACCGGTCTCGCCGAATCGGCCTAGATCGTCGCGCACATAATCGCGGTCTGCCTTGCCACGCCACCAGTCAAGCACCCGACGCGCTCGGCTCGGACCGACCGCCTTCTCTAATTCCTCGATCTCAACCGGGATATCGGTCGCATCGTACCGCGAGACTCGCTTCTCATCCTCCGGGAAGGCGAAGTCGAGATCATCGGTCGCGGAGGGATCGGGTCCCGTCTGCCGTGGTGGGCGATCAGGATCGGCGAGCCGTTCGCGCGCAAACTGGTCGGGATTGTTCGTCCCGTCCCAAACGTCGGCATCGGAGAAGGCTTGATCTGCCGTCACGACTGGCACTTCATCGCACCGACAATTGCAAACCTGCGCGGCGCTCCCTGCGGGATCGAGTGGATGCATGAGCTGCTCGCCGCCGACGTCGTATGGCTCATCGATTGCGCGGATCTGGCCGTGCGCCTCGAAGTGGTCTTCCCTTTCCTTGCCGTCAAGCGTCGCGAGCCAGCGCTTGAAAGGCACTCCACTCGCGGAGTACGTGATCCAGCTCGCCTCGCTGACGATCGCTCCCGTCTCCGTGCGTGCGATCAATTCAGAGCGCGCTTTCGTCAACCAGTCGAATTCGCCCCGTAATGAACGCGCGACTTCAAACGGTCCCTTGCCCGCGAAGTAGAACTCCTCGGCAAGCACGGTCTTCAATCGCTCGAAGACGTCATCGGCCACGTTCCCGGCGAGGAGGTTCGCTCGCTGTGCCAGGGCTTCGGCCACGGCCGGACTCTCTAGGCGAAAGGCGCCCCTGACGCCCAGCGCCCGACGCGCGGCCGTGCCCCCAGCCTCGAACATATCGACGTAGGCGTCATCGAGCGATTCCGCAATCGCCAACCGGAAGACGTCTTCATCGTCGGCCATGAGGGAGCCCACGGCCTTCAATTCATCCAGCTCAAAGATCCCTTGCAGCTGGCGGGTGCGCTCTGGGCCCAGGGGCCGGCCGCCCCGACCGACTGGGCCCTTTGCGCGTTTCGCCTCGGCCGCCAGACGTCGCGTCGCGTCACGGTGGAGCCGTTCCAGGGACCCAGAGCGAGAGAGAACCTGGGTGACTGCTGCCGACGTCCGCGTGAAGTCCCGATTCAACGCCTGACGCAGGGCACGTGCCGGCCGGACAAGGGATGTCGGCCGACGCAGCCGTGGCGAATCCAAAGAGGGCGGCTCGGGTAAACGGCGCGCGGCGGAGCGTGAAGACACGACTATCGCCGATCCCCGAGCCATCAATTCTCCGACTGTTCGAGAGCACTGGGCAAGTCAGCTACGGTCGGCATCCGTACGCCGATCACCTTGCCCTCCGAATCGGTCTCACGCTTCGCGAGCCCGCGGTTCTCCCAATGCTCGACGATCCGGCGCCAGCCTTCGACGTAGAGCCGCTTATCGTGCTTGCCCGATGCGGGATCGATCTTCATATCGATCACGGCAAAGGCGCGCCCGTGGGTCCCCGAAGCGTAGGGCGGCTCAAGCCCCAGGAGCCAACCGCATCCGCGCCCATCGCCAATGAAAGGCGGCTCGTCGGCGCGGCAGATCGCCATCGCGTATTCCTTGGGTGCCGAGAAGCTGAGCTTGCACTTGGGGCATGACAGCGCCATGAGCTTCTGCTCGCGCCGTTCGGGTGCAGCACTGGGCGGTGTCCAGAGCTGGCGCCGGAAGCGGGGATCAGGGCTGAGATCCATACCACCGTGCTACCGGTATCGTTTGCAGCATGATCGTCGTGCGATGGCCAGGGATCTTGAGATCCAGCGTCGGCAAGAGCGCTATCGCTTCAACGATCTCCTCCCGGTACTTGACCGGATAACGCTTCTTGAGCCACGGCGGACACCAGCGCTCCTTGACCGCATCCCACCACGTCAACGGCGCCTTGAACCGACACCATTCGTTCTTCTGGCCGAGTACCGTCGCCCGTAGCTCGTAGATCTGGTGCTGCATAGCACTTTCGCGGAGATACGAGACTTCGGTTTCCACCCCGGACAGATCAGAGAACGCCGTTCGGAGTGCCAGCCGAATCTTCTCGACTTCAACCCGCTTGGCTTCTGGAAGGAGATCGTAATCGGCGATGTCTGTCATGGTTGCTTACCGTTCCCCGCTGGCAGCTCCGGCCGGCGTGGGGCCACGCGATCACTGACTCGCGTCGTTCCCTGCCGTAGCCGTGTCAACGCGTCCTCCGGTGACTGGCGACTATCGCCGCCACCGAGCCCGAACATGCCGGCAATTCTGGATAGCGTCCCCGAGCGCTGGCCGGGGAGTGTCATGGCACTCCCCGCGTCTCCACCCGCACGCGCGAGAAGCCCAGCCGTTTGCAGATCAAGCAACCGGATCGGGATCGTCGCTTCCTCCGAGTCATCGGGCGGGAAGTCGAGGTGCTTGACGATCATCGAGGCCCACGCGCGAATGTCATTGATCGAGAGCGCCCCCGTAGACGCGACCCCTACGAGCATCGACACTTCCCGCTGCTCGTCGAGAATGTCGATCTCGTCGTACTTGAAATCCACGGCCATGAACCCAAGCTCGTCGAGGATCAGGTCAAAGAAGGCCTCAAGCACCGCTTGCTCGGGGTCGATCTGCGAACGCTTGTAGGTCTCGTCCTGCGATTCCCCCGATCCCGTGCCTAGACTCGCCGTCTCGTTGATCCCGAGCTTCGAGGGCTGCATTCCGTACACATGGATGATGTTGTCGCGGTTCGCGATCTGGTAGCCCGACCACTCCTGATCGCTGGGCTCCCCGCCGAGCTTCTCGAAGACCACATCGTAGCCGTCGATCGGGACCCGGAGCGTCAAGGTGCGGTGATCCTCGCCCTCGATCATGTATTTCATGTGCTCTTCGATCGTGTTCTGGATCCGGTCAATGATGTTCTCGCGGGTATCAGGATCCGAGAACGCAGCCGAAGAGGCCTTGATCATCACGAGCCAATCGGGCATCCCGCGGTTCACGAAAAAGCGCACGTTTCTATTGCTCGCGAAGATGTTGCCGACGAGCGAATTGAAGGCCGAGACAATCGGCGGGATACCGTAGTAGCGCTCGCGCGGGTGGTAGATCTTGAAGTCCGTCAGCTCGCGCTTCAAGTCGCCGACCCGCTGCCCTGGGCCCGGTAGCTCGCCCGGCCCGAACGCGCCTTGGATCGTCATCGCTTCCTCGCGGCTCACGTAAGCCCACGGGGTTTCGGATTGCAGGGTCACGGGATCAATCGGCTGGATCTCTGCGCCGAAGCGGCGGAAGAAGGCCGCGGGTCGGCCCATTTCGTCCAGCTGCAAGAAGGTCCGGCCATCGAGCCCGCGACGGATCAAGCGCGAGGGGATGTGAATCAATTGTGCTGGCTTGCCCTGCTCATCGCGCACGATCTCGTTATGCGCGTTCCCCGTTGCCTTCCGATCCTTGACGAGGAACTGCGAGAAGGTGGTCAGTGACACGTGCTGCGCGTCGAAGTCGTAGGTCATCCGGTCGAGCATCCGCTCGGCGATCAGGCGCTGTTCCTTGGCCGCCGTATCGTCGCCCGTCGAGGGATTGCCGGGGCTCGTATCGGGGGCCCCTTCGGC